GTCCAGTTCAATGTAATTTGAAAGAACATCCTCTTCCTTATCGGTCGTTTCCCAATCTTTATCCTCTCTCTTTTTAGAGAAAAGTGCATTTAAAATGAATTTATACCACGTATTCATGTCTCGTTCGACTTAAGGTTTTATAAAAAACAGGATAAGTAAAATTTAGTTCATCATTTTTCTCTCCTTAAGATTAAATGCAAATAAGTGCAAATCACTGCATCACGATATAACATTTTTCTGTATTTTCACTTCTTCCGACAAAGCCCCCGAATAACCATATTTTATAATAAGTACGGCCTGTCAGAGATTTTAAGGGAGAAATATTTCTGATTATTCCATATACTTACTAAAAATCACTAACTTTGCACGTTACTGGTAGAAATAACAAAAAAGACATCATACAATGGAAAA